AGTGAACGAGTCACCACGCTCGTCCACTCCGCCCCAGTATATGAGATTCCTCTCATATACAAGATGCTGAACCTAGTAAGAGGACCCTTGTATGCCTACGACGAAGACGACTCCTGGCGCCAAGACAGCTGCTACTCGTATCTGGGTTGTTTATCTTAACAACCAGGTCGGTATCCAGTCTGATGGTGTGCAGACGGCCAAATGGACCGATTCTGTTACCTACGGGGATAATATCCCCGGTTGGCGTGAGAAGCTTAGATTGGGACAAAATGTCACAACTTCGCTCGATGGAGTCAGGACGACGGTCAGTGTGGAAACTGGCCGGTTGGATGAATACCGTAAATATAATAAAAACGGTGATCCTTCAACTACTATCGTCTCTTGGTCGATTGATGGGTGTTTAAGCCTATCAATACAGCCTTACTCGGGAAATCCCTCTTCCATTGATTCAGCATTGGCTATCAATAGGGCGCTAAGCAGTTTTGTCCAGAAAGCTATTCGAGTCAACACCGCCGTACAAGGTGGTGTTGTTCTTGGACAGCTCGCTCAGACATTACATGGCATCAGGCATCCTGCTCAAGGTCTTCGTAAGCTTGTAGACTCTTGGTACCATGCAGCGAAATCGCTGCGGTCCTCGAGTCGTGCGAAGTTTTTACCTTTGCACCGCGCTCACGAAGCTTTAGCAGAGTTGTGGCTCGAACACTCCTATCACTGGAAACCATTGCTTCATGATATTGACGACGGGTGCAGAGCACTCGCCGAAATCAATACCAAGCAAGCCATCTTTGGTGAGCGTATTACCGCCACCAATGAGGTTCGGCTTCCAGTGAGTGAGTCAATTGGGCTCTCCGGTTCCGGAGGGCTTGGTTGGTACACTCGGGAGGTGATCGAAAGTAGCTGTATAGCTGTCTTTCGTGGAGCCGTTAGAGTAAACCCACGTACTGGGATACTGATGAATAGTGAGCTACTTGGTTTTAACCCATCTAGCTTCCTACCCACTGTATGGGAGTTAATCCCTTACTCTTTCCTGATCGATTACTTCACTAACATTAGTGAGATAATCAGCGGCTGGTCGTTTAATACGTCTAACCTATCATGGTCAAATATGACCGTGAAGAAGGCGTACGTCACGACTCGTACGGCTTTTGTCAAGCCGGACATATGGAAGGGGGATAATTTCCACCTTTCATACAGCTTCTCTGCGCCCAAGGTGATCATTTCTAAGTCTACGGTCTCTCGTGGTCCGTATAACGGTACCTTCGTACCGTCACTGACCTTTGAGATTCCCGGTCTCGGGAGCGGGAGATGGCTAAATATAGCCGCTCTCGTCGCAGCCCGTGGGAGTGATCGTTCATTTAAGTACGACTAATGTCCCTTAGGAGATACTAATGCGTAAGGCACATAGCCTACTGCAAGAGTTCACGAACGCGGTTGGTTTAGAAGTTCGGGGTTCTTGGGATGGGAGTTATGACCCCATCCGTGAGTACCTTAAATACTCTACGTTTCGGAAGGTCCGAGACTACAAAGTCTCTTGGTCTTCTGTCCCGCAGAGTGGTGCTCCTGAGCCTTGTCCTTCTAACGTGTCTGCCATGCGCGATATCCTTGAGAGATTGTTGGCAACTTACCTGCGAGGGGAGTCGGCTTCTCTTGTTGAGCAAGTCGAGATCCTTAAGCAGGCGTTGCTGACCCTCACAATGACCGCGCTTGACGATGTCTGGGTATCTGAGCGTGATAACGGCTTTGAGGCTAAGCGCCTCATGTCTGTCATTACGTCTAGACGCCGAGACACTTTGACGCTTCCCAACCGAAAACGTGATGTCCCAAAAGGACGAGGTTAACCACATGACGTGGAATCCCTCTTCTCCGGTTACCGGAACTGCCCAAACCGGCCTGACTGCCCCGACATATACGATCGCCAATGATACGGCGCCGGATGTGAACGGGATTGCGAGGGCTGTTACAGCCCTCGGCGGCACCCAGACGGGTGTCGAGGTCAGTTCACCCTCAAACCCGTTCACCATCCTTGCAACGCGACCGAAGGTTATAAAAACCCTTCCCGCATTGCAGGCGAACGGGCAGCTTGGAAGTGTCCCTAAGAACACCTGGACTGTCAGCGTCCGTAAGGGCGTCGACGTCTTGGCGGGCCAACCTAAACAGGTTGCACTCGCCAAGTTGGAGATCTCGGTACCAGCTGGTGCCGATGTCGCCGATCCAGAGTCTGTTCGGGCCATGTTGAGCTTGCTGTTCGGTGCACTTAGTGCACAGAGTGCAGGTTTAGGCGACTCGACAGTAACCGGTGTCCTTTAATGGGACGCCGACCTGCCAAGTTCACAGTGTTTGGCATTCTTTGCCTGGCACTTGCCTACGGTATTGTCAGTAAAATCGACAATAGTGGGAAGGCACTTCAGTGCCTTCCCATAGCCTCTTCTGAGGCTCCTTAGCTCAACTTTCTTCCTGCTTTTCTTGGAGGGTTATCATGACCATGTCAGATGAGCTCTTTAAGGCCTTGATGATGGACCTGAAGGATCATCTTCCTCCCGGTTATAAAACCGGAGAGGATTGGACGATCGATATGGATCCTAAGCAAGTTGCCGCATGTGCCCTTGTTCGGAGTATCTTTAAGAAGTATTCCACTTCTGATGGTACAACCGTAGAGGGTGATGCGGTGGCCGCTAAAAAGTTCGTACGCTCGAATGAGCGTTGTCGGACCTGGGTCTATAATCCCAACACGAGCTTGGACGAAGAAATGATGGGTGAGTTTAAAAGCTTGCTCTACCGTTTCTTCTATCCAGGTGGATACAATCTAGTCTTTCACCTAAACGATCTCTTTGATCGTGGTCGGTGTGGACCGGGTGTATCCGTTGGGTCTCGAGGAGAGGACTTCTATACGAAGTTTTTCGATTCGAAACTCACGTGTACTTCAGAGAAATTAGTCCGCCTTTTTTATCAGGCGGTGGCTAACGACCTGCATAACACATGGGATCGAGCCGAATCCAATCGCTCGAAACTGTATGGAGATGCGGAGTTAGTCCAGGGTAGTAGGTTTAGCTTCGTCCCGAAAGACGACACTCAGTCCCGAATGATTGCCATTGAACCCTCGCTGAATATGTTTTATCAGCTTGGGCTCGGCCGACTGTTGGAGGAAAGACTCGTGTCCTTCTTTGGACTCGATATAACTTCCCAACCGCAGATCAATAGGGAGGCCGCTCGTTTCGGAAGCGTGACTAATGACCTAGTTACACTAGATCTAAGCAATGCTTCTGACTCACTGGGTTTACCCATGTTGAAATGGGCATTACCTCCTCCTGTTTTGGAGGTGCTGATGCTCTTACGCTCCCCTTGCGGGAGCTTATTCAACGAGCTGTTGCAGCTACACATGGTTAGTACCATGGGGAATGGCTTTACATTTCCTTTGGAAACGCTAGTGTTCTCCTGCGTCGTTGTCTCCGCGATCAAGAGCTTCCGGGTGTCAAACCTACGTCCATATGCCGTTTACCTTGAAGAAAACGGTAGGGCGTACGTGAAGATCCCGGGTCGAGCTGATCGCGACTTCGATATCCGGTACCTAACTTCTGAAGAATTAGTTGGGTACTGGGGGGTGTTTGGTGATGACATAGTCTGCCACCGTAAGGTGGCGGATCGTGTCGTTCGCCTTCTCACTCTCCTTGGTTTCGAAGTTAATAGAGACAAGTCCTTTGTTGAAGGGCCCTTTCGCGAGTCATGCGGATGCGACTATTGGAATGGTCGCGACGTCAGAGGCGTTTATATTAAACGCCTGGACTCCGCAGAAGCTCGTTACGTAGCCATCAACGCCCTTAATGTCTGGTCCGCGAAGGTGGGTATTTACCTACCTAATACGGTCAGACGGCTCGTGACTACCGTCAGGTGGCTTCCTGTGCCGCCTGCTGAGAATCACGATGCCGGGATTCGCGTACCTTATCATCTCGCCGGCGACTTCCCACGGGACGAGGGAACTCAAGCGATTATTTATCGCAAGAGACTCTCAAACCCAAAGAAGTTGACGATCAAGGATGGTGAGATACGCGTTCCTAGAAAGGTGCGGAGGCGCTTCTTCAATCCGGAAGGATTGTTGTTAGCGTTTCTGCATGGCAGCGTAAAGTCGGGTCGTATAACACTTAGGCAAAGTGATATACGATACCACACGAAGCGGGCGCGTACTCCTTATTGGGACTACGTGCCCCCAACGAGTGACATTGCGTCACTCTGTGGTGTACCGCGCTGGGAGAGCGCGGTGGAGGTAAACCTTTCTTAAGGTTTACTTTTGGCGGCCATGAGGCCGAGGGCTAACGCCCGTGTGAG